TTGTATTGTCAAAATTTACGATTGAATTTCTCACGATTGTTTCTAATTCTCCTTTTGACAATGTAGTATCGTTTTGATTATATTTGAATGTAGTTGTAAGTAGAATCTTAACTATCTCTGCATTTACAATTACAGGTCTAACAGTCAACATGTTCAACTGATTTAGTTTAGTTTGAACTTCTGCCTTTTCAGCGGCTGATAAGTAATCTGCATTTTGTGGTTTAAGTGATATAAACACTTTACCATATTCAGGTGGGTCGTTGTCTTCACCACCCCATACTGCAACTGCATCTGCGTTTGGATAGTATTCACTTACTTTTGCCTTGTAGTCATTCAATGTGACTAATCTATTTTGTGATGTATAGAATTTTGTTGCCTTAAACTTGATTGATTCTATGTCTTCTTTCTCTGAACCACCTGATGCATTTTCTAAAGTTGTAATTGTTGGATTTGAAAATCCATTGATTGCATCAATCATGGTAAATAATTTTGCGCCATCAGCATGAACTTCATCGACTGTTATATATGTCGCACTGATAACATCTCCATCGACAAGACCTTTACCTAATACATCATCACCAAAGTATATCTCTAAGAATCCTTCTTCATTTTCTTGTGCATAGAATACACGAGATGAACTTGTAATCGTTGATACTTCTGTTGATAGTGCATACTTAGATACAATACCGTTTGAGTTGACTGATACTTCTAGTTTTGACCTATCTACTCTAGAATTTGATAATACAAATTTTGCGTTTTTAATTTGTGTATCAAAAACATATGAGTCTGTTATGTATTGTCCTTGAACCAGAATAACATCAGAATAAGAAAAGTTTACATTATCTCTTGTAGGAACAACTGATGTTGTATTCACAAAGTTATATGTCACACCATCGTATACAGTTTGAAAGTTATGACCTCTAGGTAGTGTCATGTCATTTGCAGTAGGTATAGTTCCATCTGGTTGTTTGATATTAGACATCTTGATTTCTAATTTAGCACTTGAAGCTTTCTCTGATGCAGGAACAAATCCCAAATCTTTTGCACGAGATACTACATTCTTTCTCATTTGTGCTGAATCTAAAAATAGTTCTGAGGCGGCAATGTTTGTATTTACACCTGCAACATGAGATGCATATGCCAACATATCAATTAGAACATTTAGATTTGAACCCTCAAAGTTGTAATCTTTGAATCTCTCTTGACCTTTGAGGTATGTTTTTATGTTATCAGAAATAGCATCGAAGTCTAATTCTGTTGCGTTTATTTGTGAACTTTTTACTGCCATTATCGTACCCTACTAATACTTACATTTGTTGATGTTTTTTCACTTCCATTTTTAATTGTATAAAATACTGTGACATTTAAGTTGTTGTCATCTGTATCTACTAATCTAACTTTAATATCTCTTATTCTCGGTTCTAATTTAGTTAGTGCTTCTCTTATATCTGCAATTATTAAATCAGTCGCACCAAAGTCATTTAACTCAAACAATCTTGCTCTTAGATTCGCACCAAAGTTTGGTTTGAATGGTCTCTCATAGTTGTTTGTTAATAAAATATTTCTTACAGACCTTTTGATTGCATCTGAATCTTTCTTTATAGCGATATCTCCTGAAATCGGATGTGCTACAAACATGACATCTAAATCAGAATACTCATCTTTAAATGCGTTTATCTTAGAATCTGGTTTAGTGTAATCTCTTGTTGATGCCATTTAACTATTTATAACTTTTGTAATAGTGTTTAATGCCTGAATATAGAAATAAATGCACCTTCTAATGGAGTTGAACGAAACACTACATTTGAACCAGACATGTAGACTGCTCCTAACCCACCAACACCAAAGTTTTGTCTTTCTCCGTCTTTAAATACATACAAAGTTCCACTCGATGATACCGGCGAAGCGAATGTATCTGTTTCTCCATCAGCAGTATATGTTGCTACCTCATCACTAACATCAGGTGAACTAGATATTGGTCTTGTTTGCGTTTTTGTTTCTCTCTGACTGACTTCTAATAAACCTGCAACTCCAGCAAGAGCAGGAACTGTAAAAGGCATACCAATCAATTTTAAGAAATCACACCAAGTTAAGAACATGAATTCGAATAGTGCTCCTAATCCTATCGCACTGAAAAACTTCTTAACAATCTTAACCCATTCAAAAAGAATCTTTTTATGCCAATTCATTTTGAAGTCTTGAAACTCTAAAGATATCTCTGCAATTTTTGTTTCTATTGATTCTACAGTCGATTCAATCTTACCACCTATCATCTTCAATATGTCATAACCAAAAATTTGTATTGATGATATCGCATCTAATACACCTTGATGAAATTCTCTGACTTCTTTTAGAAGGTCATCTTCTAGTGCTTTCTTTTCTTCTACTTTTTTCTCTAATTCTTCTGAAAACTTGATATGGTCTTCCATACTTATATCGTTGTCTTCAAGTTTTTTTCTGAGTTCTTCTATCTCTTTATTAAGTTGATTTATCTTTCTAAGTTTACCTAGTTTAGATTGTTCAAATTTATCTTTTAGACTTTGAATCTTTTCTCGAATCAATGCGCCTATATCTAAATTCATAATCGCAATTAACTCACCAAAAGGCAAATTAGGTAAACCTAACAAGTCCCAAATCTCTTCAAATATTTTTATGAGTTTTTGAAATGCTTTAACATGTGCATTTTGAATCCATTCTTTAATTTCTGTTTTGATATATTTCCAAGCGAGTTTTGCTTTTGCTTCAATATCTACTACACCAAACTCACCATCAAATTGTCTAAACTCTTCTGGTATCATGTTGAAGAATTTATCGACCAACTCTTCTCTTTTCTTATACAAGTCATCTATTTCTTCTTGTAGTTTATCTATTTGGTCTTGTAAATCTGCATGTTCATCTAATGTTAAATCAGGATTCTTTTGTTTCTCTTTGAGTTCTGCAAGTTGTTTTTGTTTAGCAATTATCTGAGTCACAAAGTTTTTACCTGCAATTTGGTCTTGTAGTTCTTTACGATAATTAGGACTAGCAACCAATCTAAGAATATCTATTTGCAAACCTAAAACATTTATGTTAAACTGAAAGGGAACTAACTTAGAAACTAATTCTGCAATCTTTGTTGGTATGTAAGTATGAAACTCTGCAAGTAATTCTTCAAAGGCATCTCTTGCCTCTTTTTGCCAATCTCTGTTTAATTGACCTTTTTGCCAATACGGTGATAATGCCTTCTCTAATGTATCAACAAAATCTGTTATCGTTTCTCTAATCTCTGCAACTTCTTTTTCTAAACCTTCAACAATTGCTGTTTGAATAAACTTTTCTTTTTTCTCAATCTCATCTAAGATTGCTTGTCTTTCTTCTTCTGTTAAATCTGGATTTTCTAAAAGTGCTGTGAGTTCTGCAATCTCTTTTTCTCTTGCAGCTTTGTTACCTTGAACTTGAGCTGCAAGTTCACCAGGTATAGATGCAATCTCATTAAAAGCATTTGTGATATCTGCTCTTGTTGGTAAACTAAAAATATCTCCCTCAGGACAAGGGAATTTGTCTGCAAGACTTTTCTTTACAGTTTCTTCTTTTAATGCTTCTTCAGCTTGTTTTGCCAAAGTTTCTGTTAAGGTCGCTTCTACCATGATTAACTATTGGGTCTAAATTTCTGTGCTTGAACTACTACTTCTTTTCCTGATTTGAGTGTTATATTATCTCCTGCTACTAAATCTAATTTACCAGATACATCAATCTTACCATCGTTGTAACCTTTAATGTTTACTTTCTTATATGCAGTAATATTAGCATTACCCATGATTTTTACATTGACATCACCACCAACATATAGTTCGTTATCTCCACAGATTGCAACATAATTATCTTTTACAACTCTCGTGTGAGAATCTCCAGTTGGTTGCCATTCGAAATATGTTCCTGACCTATGCTGTAAAGACACTCTTTCAAAACCTCTTGTGTCATCTAATTCAAACAGATGACCTGATTCAGTATATGTTGCATGATTATATGGATATTGTGGATTTGCTAATGACTTTACACCTTTCTTAACTATGGCATAGTCATTAAAACCTTCAGGTGTTTTAAATACAAGACTCAAATCTCTATGTAAAGGAGCGCTGTCATGCGACTTTCTTTCATCAGGAACTTGTTTGTCTAATGCACTAAATTGATTGACATCTGATGTGTTTGTTTTTAATGGATAGTAAGGTAATGATTTTTCTTCATCTTCAAACTCAACAACATCTGATAATTTTCTGCCTGTATAATCTATTGTAAGACCCTTAGGTAAATGTGGTGCCTCTCTCAAAGAAACTGCAAGTTCATTTGGTCTTGCAGGTGCATGAGGTGGATTTAGACCATCTGATGTTCCCTCATAGTCTGATTTTTTATGTCTTCTAGGGTCACCAAAACCTTCTTCTAATTTTCTTGTGACTAGAAAACCCTTTTCATCTTCTTTATAACCGTCTTGCGTGATACCTTGTTGCACACCCATGACAACAAATTCTTGCATGTCATCATCTCTAAAGAATCCAAATACTTCTGTGCCTTCTACAAGTGCATGATTAGAACCAAATGGTGTAAGACCTGGAGTTGTCACAGGCATGATAACATGTGACCAAGGCAAATCAGGAGTTGCTATGCGTTGTTTATCAGGACTATGATAACCACGAACACGAACTCTAACACGACCAATCTTTAATGGGTCTGCTCTATCTTCTACTACACCATAACAATACTTCATACTTCTCCTTTTGGATTATATTCATCAATATTCACATTGAAACTTTCTTTGATACATTGCATTGATAATCTGCCTTTCTGGTTTAAAGGAGTAAATTCATAAGTTAATTTACCTATAACATATCTCAATGATTCTAATTCATCTCCTGATGGCACATCATTGTCACCTTTAATTTCTGCTGTTGGTAAAATTAAATCAACATTCATTCCCACCATCATGTCAAATCTCAAAGGTATTTCAACTCTAGTTATATTTTGTTCCATAAGACTCAGTAATGCTATTCTTTCTAATGTTCCAGCATCTCTATATTCTAATCCTATTTGTTGTTGAACATTTGTTGTGCCTGATGCATCAATAAGTTTCTCTTCATCTGAATATGCGTTTGTCATATTAACTTTATGTAATATCACATCATCAAAAGATGTTCCTGGATTTTTATCACGAAACATTTCTGAAACTTCTACTCCTTCATTTGAATATTCTTCGAGTCTATACAAAGGTATGCCCTCTTCATTTGTTCTTATCATAGGGTGAGATTGAACATGAGAGTTATCATCTTGCCTAGAAAATACATCATCAATAGAGTAGATAACATCTTCATGAATTTTTCTAACAGGGTCGTATGTAACCATCTTACTTGCATATGCGCCTGTTGTGACACCCATTAATGTATTCGCCTTAACAGGTTTAGTATAACTCAAAATTGTAGTCATTCTGAGATTAAAAGTTTCTGCGGTATTAGCAGGATTTTGGTCATTTCTTCCGTAATAAGAAAATACTTCTTGGTGATTCATTTCATCTGAACACATTCTTTGAAAACTTTGAAGTTTGTATCTATCATCATTATCAGAAGTTCTCATTAAAGTTTGATAAAAGAACATACTGTTTTTATAACTTTTATTATCTACAACATCTCCGTTTTCAACTACAAATTGTGCTAGTCTGTTTAGATTCCAATTTGGAACTACAAGTTGCATATTTTCAGGAGAAGTTTTTTCAAAACCAGACCTTACATTTTTGCCTGATAAATATGATTTCATTTCAGCATCTTCTTGCATAGATAATGCCAACATATCTGAATATCTTCCTCTTAGAACTTTGTTTATTCTTGTTTGTTGAAATTCATATGCCATTGGGTCAGTGAAATGTAAAACATATGATGCCGTTGAATCGTCTATTCTAGTATAGTCTGATATGGCATAGATTCTAAATGTGTGGTCCATGCCAAGTTGTAATGGGTCTTTAGCAGTAGAACCTTCCTTTTCTTCTTCTGACGGAACTACCATATGAGCTTTTATGGTGACAGTTTCTTGACCAACTAATTTATTATTTTTTATTATGTCAACACCATCAACGATAGTCATACGACCAGATAAGTGATAACTTCCTATATCTTCAAAGATAGTGATATTGGTGCAAACATTTTTTATATCGACCATATAAGCAGCTGCTTCAGTTCCATCAGGAGAACTCATAAGAATCGCTATATGTTCAAAAACTATTTTACTAGCGTCTAATAATTCTCTTTCGCCGAGGTCGTCTGAACCTATATCTTCTGAAAGTCCGTATTCCCATTCACCATACGGACCTATACCTTTGTCTTCACTCATGATAACATTACTTTCTCGAATCTATTAACTACATTGTTAATAATAACAGGAGAAATTATTTTTATTTTTCTTTTTGCTTCGTTTTTCTCGTATTCATCATCATAGTTTGTCACTGATGTGTAACCAGATGATTCTGTATTTTTTCTTAAACTTCCATTTTTGTAATATGCAACACCATCCTTATGGTCAATTACAGATGTTGGTGTAAATGATTTGGTTGATACTTTACCTGTAATAGTTTCATTCGCAACGAATCCTTCTCCATCAATTGCAATTCTATTGTGTTCTGGTTCTACTAATATCACTCTGCCTTCACCAGATACACTTGTGACTTTTTCTCCTAGTAAGAACTTATTTGATACATCTCCTACAGAAGTTTTTCTTGCAACAATGTCTGTTGATTGACTTGCAATTGCAATCTGACCTGGATACTTCTTACTTATGTATGACTCAAAAGAAGTGGAATCTTTGAACCAATCATAGTAGTTTTGAAAATCATTTACAAGAAAGAATGTCCAATGCAAATCGCCATTACCATATAGTTTAGTTGCAGCTATATCAGGTCGTTCTCCTTCTTCTAATTCATAGTAATTGTATTCTATAATTGAATTGACTGCATCTTGTTCTATTCTAGATTTACGAAAAAAGTCTTTGATGTAAATAACTTTACCATCAAGTTGATATTGAATTTCTGGAAAGTTTTGAAAAAATTGACTAGCCATCTGTTAATCCCTCATCTTTTACTGCTTGTGAAAGTTTAGTTTCATCTCCTGCACCAGCGAACTGTCGACCCACCATTGAAACTTGTTTGTCGTAATTTCCGAGTGTCATTGTTTGTATTTCCATGAAACTAAGTGTCAATTGAATATGTGTAGGCATACCATCAGTCATAGTTGAAAACTTTTGGCCACCAGTATAGTCAACTTGTGCGTTTGTGCAAACAGCATCTAAGAATCCATCAATTCTTTTTCCTATATCACCATGAAAGTTTATCTTAAATATATTTGGATAATTATAGTAAGATTCATTGTTTGAACCATCTTTATTAAACTCTTCTGTTTTTATACCCTCACTAAGGCTTAAACTTAACTCAGGAGAAAATACATCTGGTAACATAGAAGACCTAAAGAAGTAAATGATTTCATTTATAACTTTTGCTTCGTCTTTACTCTTAGGCCAAAACTCAAATGTAAAATCCCATGTTCTAAATGGAATATTATCTAAAACTTGTTCTTGTTGTGGATTGATTGCTCTTAGATTTTTTACATCTGAGAGACCATTGGTCAATTGAGATATCATACTATTGACACCTAATGCCATTAACTTCTTCGCTTCATCACTAGTGACATTCATACCATCACCATCTTGAAATGCTTCACCTATAGCCATCATCGCCCTTGTCACAGCATTTGTTCCTTGTGCGTTAAAACTAACAGCAGCTTGAGATAGTAGAGTATCAGGAATGTATAAAGCACATCTTCGTCTTTCAGTGACAGGATGACCTATCATATGGGGACCTCTTTTCTTTCTAGGCAAAGAAGTGAACATTATATAATTCATTAATTTGTCGTATTTTGGAAATACAAGAACACCCTTTTCAGAATCAGTTAGAGGCGCCGATTTACTATATCCCATTCCTATTCTTTTGTTAGAACCTAGATGACTTTGTAAATTACTTCTACGAGTTTTTAGCAGTTCTTCGGCAGCTTGTTGTGATTCACCCAAAGAATCCATTGCAGTGGTATAATTAATCGATTGAATTTTGCTTTGAATGCCTTTGATACTGTTAATTGCTTTTTTGACTTTATCAAATTTTTTTAGAAGTCTGTCGATACCCATAAATAGTCCTAATATTAGCGTTATTACCAGTTATTTATGTCATACAGTGGACGGTTCAAACC